CTCATCTACAGTCATCATTGATACTGTATTTAATGCACATTGCATTCTCCACTCTTCATCACTCGGCATCAGCTTCCTCCATGTCATTATGTGATCCGTATTCAGATATTATTTGTTCATACAGTCTTTCAACAATAAAGATTGATTTACTTAACCTTTCTTGTGAAGCACCCCATTGATGCCAACTATCATCTATATCATTAGAAATACTAAATTTTGATGTTTCTTCATTTATAGTTATAGTTCCTTCAATTTCTATTGGTATATTATTCATATCAAACTCCCTTCGCTGATAATAATTGTTGTGACACTGACTCCACCAATGACTTGCGATAGTAAAGCATTGGCTGAACAAACTCATAGATCTCTGCCAGTGATGGAAAGAACTTGCTCTTCAGACATATCTGATCACAAGCATACTTGAGTATGTCCGCAGGTATATGTGACAGCTTACCTGCATACACACGAGCTTTGAGAGCCATGTCTTTTTCTGTTAGTGCTGATTGCTTTGTAGTGCATACCATAACCTCCACGATCCATTTCTCAATATCTTTTGGATCTGCTACTGACATACAGTATCGCATTAGCTGTGTCACTGACTCTTCACGAGCTACAAGTGCATCAGCTACATCAGATATGCAAGGCATATCCCATCTGAAAAACATATACTGATTGTTGACTCGCTCATTTATCTGACAGTTCAGTAATGACTCGATAGTAGAACGAATTGTCTTCGTGTGATTGTTTGGTTTCTCTGAGTACTTTTGTATTATTTCTTTTGCGACTAAGTTGTTTGTCACACCATTTGCAATACTCTTGATTCCAGTCGGATCGTCTATATTGGTTCTTAATGTAGAAATGTTTGAAGTATTTAGTTTCTCTGTCATGGTTAACCTCCGTATATTTGTTCATGACTTCTTGGCTAGGTAGCCAATTTTTATCTAAGTGGTACATTGTATTTGCTCCAATGCTCATTCCAAAGTTCTACTGCAATATCATTACATAGATCTTTTTCTGATTGGAACTTTGGTTTCATTTTGTAGTTGATGAATCTTTGTATCTGTGACACATCTTCTGCAATATCTATTTGATGTTCAAGACCATCAAGCTGTACCACACGATCATAATAGTCTTGTAATTGTTTTTTTACGTTACCCATTTATAATGTCCTCCATAATTTTATCAGGGATTACAGCAACCCATCTTGGATCACCAGTCTTACGTTTATACAAAGCAATATCTTTTCCTTGTAACACTTTGAAAACACTAGGAAATTTATCTACTGCTCTGTATTTTACTTCAACAATATATTCTTTATCGTTGATAGTAACTTTTAAATCGCCAGTATGTTCTCCTCCCAGACTACCTGAGAGGGGAACTTTTTTGCAAGGTATCTTCCATGATTGGAATAATTTTAAAAACCAATTCTCATGGTAGTTACCTTTGATTTTACTTTTCGAGGGCATCTATACATTTATCCCTTATAGTCGTTAAATTTTTATACGTAGTAGTTTTTTCATCACTTTTCCGGTAATATAATTTTTCTTGAATAAATTCCACAGCTACTTTTATATTTATCAATTCTGATCTTGAAAATAAATTTTCATCAGGATTTATTTTAGCTTTTACTTCAGCCATGCTTAAATATTTTTGCACAGTTTGCCTCCATATTTGATTTATAACCTAGTGCTTGATGTATTTCTTCAGGTAGAAATATATGTTCGCACTCACCACATTGAGCATCTTTTACTGGACCCCAATATTCTGTTTCACATTCAGGACAAATTAATTCTAATGCCATTAAAACTCTCCATCATCATTTGATATAGTTAAATATACCTGCAATGCTTCACACCAACATAGCAGGTTAAATAGTTTTGGCTCAACAAGTTTACGTTCCCATTGACCAAACAATTTTGTATCAACACCAATAGTAAGTGCTAACTTTTCCTGCGACAGCTTACGTTCCTGCCGCAGGTTTGTTAGTTTATCTATTAGAGCTTTATGTTGATACTTGACTGTATTTCGCACTAGCCTAACTAAAGTTCATGTGTTTGATTTCGCTGTCATAAAAGATATCTTCAATCATTTTTGATGCTTGAATATCAGGATTGTTCTGCTCCCATATCTTTGTAGTTTTGACAACCATCTTGTTTATCCATGCTTCATTTGACATATCGCCATATGGCTTGGACACTTCACACATATGCTCATACATTTCTCTGTAGCAATCAGGAAAAGCTACACGAGCAAATGAGTCGCACATCTTTAGTTCTTTAGTAGTGTATGTAATCAACTTAACCTCCATTAGTTGAGTATTGAGTTTGGTCTATTCATATAGCTTACCATTTTATTGTTACGTTCTACAATAGTTTTGTTGGTGCTACTGACATTCTCAGGGTGAGAAATCCAATGTGTCACAGCATTGTAAAGACCCCATTTGTTTTTACCAATGCTACTTTGATATTCACCCCAGTGCTGTTGCAACTTTGCATACTGTGTTTCATTGCGATACTTACCATCAACTGTAGGCTTTGTTGTGTAAGTAAGTTTTGAAAACATAGAGTCTGCATCTTCATCTGTAACTTTTGTATTGTACCAATCACGATATCTTTGCTCATTGCTACGAAAAAGATCTACTGATTGTTTTAGATGCTGAAAGTTATACTTAAAGTGACCATTATGTTTAAGCCTGAAGTTAGCAACTGGATCAGGTGTTGTGCATTTATTGTTGCAGAACATTCGTAAACCATCAGCTTGAATCATAACAGACCACACACCATTGTAAGAGTTACGAACTGATATCTGAAATGCAACATAGTCTTGCATTGCAGGATCATCAAAGCATATCTCTTTAAATACTAATCGTGTGTCCATCATAGCACCATTATCTAACATATTTATCTGTGTGACATATGGTGTCTTGAGGCTGTCTGCTATATCAATGATAGGATCAAGCACTTGTGCATGTGTCACTGGTCTGTATGATGTCGAGTGATTGCCAAGATATTCATTGGTATCTTCTCGTATAATCATTACACGATCATTACAATCAACTGGTGTAATATTATATTCATCTCTAAAATAACCTTGCATTGGTATTTTTTGTATTGGAAAGTCATAGTCACCTTGTTTGTCGACTAGCTTTGCGAGTTGTGTCATATGGTTCATTTTTACCTCCTAATGAACATTAAGTTAATGCAATGAGTGCAAACAAAAAGCTTACAAACATTACAGCTACGAAAACAATATACACAAGATATATTGCTATTGGATATTTTTCGAAAAAATTTATCATGATATTATCTCCAATGATAAGTTAAAGCAGAACTGTCGCCGCCAACCTGCTAATTGTTGAGCCAATCTAAACACCCCTGCAAACAAAAAAAAGAGAGAGCCGAAGCTCTCTCTGTGGTTGTAATTACTTCTTCCTATTGAGGATATCTTGTTTACCAGATACTCTCTGTGGCTCATTCGGTGAGTAACCCTTGAGCCATGCCTTGTATTCAGCAAACCATTTACTGCCTGACCAAGTCTTATCAGTAGTAAGCTGAAACAGTAGTGAGTGAATGGCAAGGAAGAACTCATCAGTCTTGATTCGTTCTGCCCAGTAAGCCTCTGACTTTCTGTGCTGTAGAGCCACGATTGACTCCTTGCCATTCATCTCTTCTTCTTGTAGAGCTTTGGCTTGAGCATCATTGAGTTTCTCAATGCTGTTGTTAAGATTCCATTCGTCATCTTTACAATAGTTGCCAAAGCGATACAAGAAGTTGGCATTGTATCTTGGATTAGGGATTCTCTCACCAGTCTCGGTCATCTCATCACCCAAGTACTTCGCACTTGAGCTACTGAAATTGACCTCAGAACAACCATCGAGAATCATATCCACTATCTTATCTATGTCATCATTTACAATGTTACTATTTGTATCTATACCTGATAACTTTACTACTTTTTTACTAGTCATGTTTATATCTCCTATTAAGTTACTAGTTAATTTAAAGTACTCACACACACACAAAGTATATGCTTAGATACCACTTGACCCAGCAACTTTTCATTTGTGCAAAACAAGAAGAGAGTCCAAACACCTCTCGTGTTTGGTTACGAATCTCTTGCGTGTTTATTTTGACAAATGAAAAGAACAAAGGAACGACAGTAGTTTCTAAAAAATCTAGGTGATAGATATGACCAAAGCAAAACTTTGCTTTGCTTGGCATATCATTACGCTTATTTTTTAGAAAGTGCGTGTGTGTTCCGCATGAGGTTGCAGGGTAGTCATCATCTAATGATATAATATACTTTCGTGTGTGTGTACCGTCGCACACGTGCGACACATTATGTTTGTGGGTTTGACACTTTTATAAAGTGGCATTGTATTCTGAAGCAACATTCGTCAAGGTGTGTTCTGTTGACGAAAGGTAGAATAACGAAATGAAGGCATGACGTACGTCTTGCAGTAATGTAGTTCTTCTACCCTAAGCCTTGTCGCAATGGACTGGAAGAATATAGTTTTGTCCACTTTGGCGATACAAAGTGGCTCGTATCAATATAGTGGCTGTCTGTGATTAGTGAGTCCAATGACGTAAGTCATTGATTTAACAAGAGAACTAGAATACCCTTGACATATGAAATTAGCTAATCCATAAAAGGGGGGTAAGGGGGGTTCTCTTGTTAAAACAGATAAGACTCACTAAGAAACAGAAGACACTAGTTGATACGATCGTAGCATTAGGTTGTAGCATCAAAGAGGCAAGTTCAAAGTCTGGATATGCAGAAGGTGAAGCAGGAAGAGTGACAGCCAGTAAGACTTTGAGATTGCCTCATGTTCAAGAGTATATGCAACAATGTATAAGACAGAGCATAGGATTAAATGCTACGATAGCTTCAAGGAAGGTATTGGACTTAGCGAGTAGTGCTAAGTCCGAATACGTACAGCTTGAAGCTAGTAAAGACATACTGGATAGAGCAGGTTACAAGCCAGTAGAAAAGTCAATGTCATTAGTACAGGGTAATATATCTGTGAGCATAGACCTAACTTGACATGGGGGTCCAAAAAATCATATGCTTACACTGACAGTGGACCTATACAAACATTAATATTCAAAAAGGTTCGATATGGCTAAGACACCTGCATGGCAAAGAAAAGAAGGACAGAATCCTAAAGGTGGACTAAATGCTAAGGGTCGTGCCAGTTATAAAAGACAAACTGGTGGCACATTAAAAGCACCAGTGAAAAGTGGTGACAATCCCAGACGAGCAAGTTTCTTAGCTAGAATGGGTGCTTCGAAAGGACCAGACTATGATTCCAA